TTTCTTTGATGATGATGGACAAGGTAATGTTAGAAGATATTACCTAGTAGGTTCAGTAAGAACATATGTAGATAACACAGCAGGTACTATAACTTATACAAGTGGTGCTGTAGCAATTAATGCCTTAACTATGACAAGTATCGAAAACATTAGAGATGAGGCTTCAAGTGTAATAGAATTAACGGTTACTCCTAGTTCAAATGATATTGTTCCTGTAAGGGCACAGGTGATTGATATAGATGTAGCAAATAGTACCTTTACGGTACAGGCAGACACACTAGTAGGTGGTTCTGCAAACGCTGGTATCGGCTACTCAACAACTTCTAGTTATTAAAAACGATGGCAAAATTTGATGATAAAATCTCAAATCTTATTAATCAACAAGCACCTGATTTTGTGCTTGATGACCATCCATATTTTTTAGAATTTGTAAAATCATATTACACGTTTATGGAATCAGCAGAGTTAACGCTGACAAACATAGGTGATCCAGATGTTATTCAGTTAGAGACACAAACAGGTATTATTAGTGTATTACAATTAGATGGTAGTAATCAACAAGGATTAGATGGTGGTGATAATCTATTATTAGAAGATACAAGTTATGGCGACTTTCAAAATTTAGAGACCATAACAGGACAGACATCTGGTGCAACTGCAACTGTTATAGTTGAAGACATAGATAATAATTCTAAACTATACATATCAGCACAAAATAAATTTATAGAGGGTGAATTAATTGTAGGTGCAACTTCAGGCGCTGAGGCCACAATCTCAACTTATAGAGCAAACCCAGTTCAAAATATTCAACAACTTTTAGACTATCCTGATCCTGATAAAACTATACAAGGTTTCTTAACAAAATTTAGAAACTCTTTTTTACAATCTATACCAGATAAGTTAGATAGTGGTATTGATAAAAGAAAATTAATAAAAAATATACAATCACTTTATAGAGCAAAAGGTACAAAGAGAGCAACAGAGGTTTTCTTTAAATTATTATTCAATGAAAATGCTGAAGTGACTTTACCTAAAGAACAGATGATAAGAGTATCAGATGGTAAGTTTGATACACAACAAGTTTTAAGATGTACTGAGGTAGGAACCTCAGACACTTCTAATCTTATAGGTCAGACTATTACACAAGCAAATGTTGCAGGTAATGGAAGTATTAATGAGGCTACTGCAATCGTAGAAAACGTATTTAAGTTTGGTATCGCTGGTGAAACAATTGTAGAAATGATTTTAAATGAAGATAGTATCAATGGTACATTTGTAGTAGATCAAAATATAACAGGTACAGATAATACAGATGAAGATGTTTTAGTGACTGCTACATTAACTGGTATTATAACAACTAAATCTATAAACAACGATGGTGGTGGTTATTCTTCTGGCGATGTTGTTGCAATTTCAGGTGGTGGTACTGGTGCAACTATTCAAGTTGATACCGTAGGCTCAGGAAGTATAGAAGAAGTTTTAGTAGATAGTGTTGGTAGTGGTTATGCAATAGGTGATGTAGTAAATTTTAGTATAGGTAATGCTAGTGCAAAAGTTTCAGTAGTCAATGGTGGTATCGCACCAGAGGCTAATACAACAGGAATGGATGCGACAGACCACATAGTTTTAGAAGATGAAACTACAAGAGGTGATCCATACACAGGCAATAAGATTGTACAAGAAGCAGGTTCAGGTAATGAGGATATAACAGACATTAGAATTATAGACGCAGGTAATGGTTATACTTCTTTTCCTACTTTAACAATTACATCTTCAGGTGGTTCAAGTGCAACGGCAAAGGCATATGGTGCTGAGATAGGAAGAATATTAAGTTTAAAAACTATCGAACAAGGATTTGGGCATGAAGATAGTCCTAGTCCACCATCATTAACTTTACCTATCTACATGTTAGTCACAGGTGCAAGTGATAACTTTACAGTTGGTCATACTGTTTCTGCTACAGGATCAGATGGCTCTACAAGTATAACAGCAACAATTGCTTCTTGGGATACAAATACTAATTTTTTAAAATTAACAGGTGCAACTGGTGAGTTTGGCACAGATGTCACAATAACAAGTTCAGCTAGTGTGACAGCTACAATTAAAAGACACGATCAGGCAACTGCTACTGCAACAGTAGGTGTTGTTGCTACAACAGATGGTGGGTTTATAAATCAGGATGGTCACATATCAGAAACTACAATGAGAATACAAGATAGTTTAGTCTATCAGGATTATTCTTATATCATTAAAGTAGGACGTTCAATAAACGACTGGAGAGATACCTATTCTTCTACTTTACACTCAGCTGGTTTTTACTTTCAAGGTGAGGTTAACATACAATCACAACTTGATCTTAAATTAAGAAATGTGACTGGATTAAATACTGGTGTATTAGAGGTAATACAAGGTGTTATCAAAACAATATTTACTACGTTATTTGGTAGAAGATTGGGAACTACAAGTGACGGTACATCTTTAAGAGCAAATCCTTTAGTAGGTGTTGATCCTGATTTCAATTTCAGTACAACGCCACCTCAATTAAATTCTACAACTAGAGACGTGACTATAAATGCAGCTTATACAGTTAAGTTTAGAACAGGTGGTTCATTTACGATTGAGGGTGTAGAATGTAAGAGAGGTTTCTTATACTCAGGATATTCATATAATACCATAAACAGAGAGGCATTTAGAACCTTTAGTGATGGTATACATATTGCATTAGAAGAAGGTATAGGATCAGGTCATCTTATAGAAGAAACTGATGGTGATAATATGTTATATGAAGATAATGATATAAAAGGATTAACAATAGAAGAATTAAATAAACTAAAAATCATAGGAACAGGCACATCACTAGATGGTGATACTGCTCTTATGCAAATGACACAATCAGACGAAACAAGGAGATTTAAAACAAGTCTGGCAATTCCATCTCATATTACGGTCACACCGACATAAGAGTAGAATTGCGTTATAAATATAAGTAAAGGAAGACAATTATGCCAGCAATAGTAACCAACAAATTTAGAATACACAATTCTGAGCAATTCTCTGAATCTTTTTCAGAGTCAGGCGCAAATGTGTATTACATGTTGTTAGGAAGACCACAGGCTTTCGCAACATCAACAAGAGGTGATAGTAGAACAGATAACGAAGGTTCTGATAGTGCACCTTTAACACCAGCAGACGCAATAGAAACAGAATTTTTTACTTTTGATGATGCAATAGCGGCTAAAAAAGTAGCCAGTTCAGATACTTCATTTGTAATACCAAGAAGAAACTGGACAACAGGAACAACTTATGATTATTACAGACCAGATTATGGTAGAAGAGTCACAGGTGGTACAACCACTCAGGCTGCAAACTCTGGCGCAACTAATCTATTTGACTCAACATTTTATGTTATGTCTTCCGCATTTAATGTTTACAAATGTTTAGAAAATGATAATAATACTGCTTCAACAGTTGAACCTACTGGCACTTCAACATCAATTTTAACAACTGGAGATGGATACAAGTGGAAATATATGTACACTTTATCTGCTTCACAACAAGCAAACTTTTTATCAACAGACTTTATGGCAGTCGCAACTAACTCAACTGTAGCTGCAGCCGCTGTAGATGGTGCTGTTAATATCGCAAAGATTAAAACTGCAGGATCTGGTGGATCAAATGGTACTCACACAGGTGTTGCAATCAGAGGTGACGGTGCTTCTGGTGTCGCAACTGTGACTGTATCTGGTGGTGCTGTGACAGCAGTGGCTATCACAACTCCAGGAACAGGATACACTTTTGCATATATTAGAAACGCTGACATAGTATCAGCAGGTGCTACAAGTTTAAGTGGTGCTGAGATAGATATTATGGTAGAACCAAAAGGTGGTCATGGTAAGAACGCAATCAAAGAATTAGGTGGATTTTTCGTAATGTTGAATACATCATTTGAAGGTGTTGAATCAGGATCAGGTTCAGACGTATCAGCTGCAAACGATTTTAGAAGAGTCGCATTATTAAGAGATCCAACTTCGGGTGGATCAGCTGCAAGTGCAACTACATTAAGAGCAACTAAGGCAATTAGATTTGCTTCTTCTCCAACACCAGGTGCATTTACTGTTGACCAAGAAATCAATCAGGCAACTACTGGCGCTGTTGGTAAAGTTGTAGAATACGATTCAACAAATAGAGTTTTATATTATATTCAAACAAGATTTAATGATGAGGGTGTAGATACTAATGGTAATCAAACTGCTTTCTCTGGCGCTAATGTAGTGTCAGGAGTTGGAGGTTCAACACCTACAGGTACACCAGATACTAGTTTCAGTTCAACTGTAAATGGTTCTTCATTTACTTCAGGTTATTCTGCTTCAGAATTAGACGCTGACTCTGGCGATGTCATGTACATTGAAAACAGAGCACCTATTACAAGGGCAACTGACCAAACTGAAAATGTTAAACTTATCATTGAATTTTAATTATAAGGAAGAAAAGTAATGCCATCACCAACTGATTTTAATGTCAGTCCATACCATGATGATTTTTCAGAATCGAAGAATTTTCATAGAATATTGTTTAGACCAGCATTTGCTGTTCAAGCAAGAGAGCTAACACAAAGTCAAACAATTACTCAAAATCAGATTGAAAAAATGGGAGACCATTTATTTAAATCTGGTGCCATGATATTACCAGGACAACTATCAATAGATACTAATTATTATGCTGTTAAGTTATCCTCTAAATCAGTTTCTTCTTTAGACACATATTTAAACACTACAATGACTGGTGGTACTTCAGGTTTGGTTGCAACCGTTGTAAAAGTATCTGCAACTGATGGTACTGATCCAGATACACTTTTTGTTAAATACACAAAAACAGGTACAAATAATACAGCAACAGTATTTTCTGATGGTGAAACTTTAACATCTTCAGGTTCAGGTAGTCCAACAGTAGTTGTTGATACAACTGCAACAGGTTCTGCAGCTGCTGTAGAAGCAGGCACTTACTACATTAATGGTTTTTTTGTTAATGTAAGTTCAGAGTCAATCATACTGGATAAATATACAAATAGTCCTTCATACAGAATTGGCTTACAAGTCACAGAGGCTTTTACAACACCTGGTGACGATAGTTCATTAAACGATAATGCTCAAGGTTCTTCTAACGTAAACGCACCTGGTGCTCATAGATTAAAAATTACATTAGCACTTGCAAAGAAAACTTTAGCTTCTACTGAAGACTCAAATTTTATAGAAATTGCTAGAGTTGAAAGTGGTGCTATTAGAACGATGGTGAGAGCAACAGAGTATGCTGTTTTAGAAGAAACATTAGCAAGAAGAACATTTGACGAGTCAGGAGATTATACTTTAAGTAATCCTGATTTTGATGTCAGAGAGTCTGCTATATCAGGAAACAACAGAGGAATTTATACAAACGGCGCTACAACAGGTGACGGTGGTACAGCTTCAAATGCTTTATTAGCAGTTGGTGTTTCGCCATTTAAAGCATATGTTAAAGGTTATGAAGCTGAGATACTTTCAACTTTCTATATTGATGTAGAAAAGGCTAGGGATTTTGATACTGCAAATAATAATAAAACAAGATTTACAGTTGACAACTTTGTAAGTGTTAACAATGTTTACGGCACTCCTGATATAGGTTTTGTATCAGGTGATGTAGCTGCATTTAAAAATATTAATCTATATGATACTGCTACTGCTGTTAGAGGTACGCAAGTATCAACAGTTGGTACAACTGTGCCACAAATTGGTAGAGCAAAAAGTAGAGGTTTTGAATATTCAACTGGTACTGAGTCAAATGATATTTTCGCAACAAGTAATATATGGAAACATTTTCTATTTGATATTGAAATGTTTTCTCATATTAACACAATTGAAGCAACATCATTTACTACTGGTGAAATAATTACAGGCACAACGTCAAACGCAACTGCTGTTGTTCAATCTATATCTACAACAAAATCTGCAGCTGCAACATCAATAACAAGTGCTAGTCCTGGTGTTGTCACTTTAAATGCTCATGGATTTGTAGACGGTCAACAAATTAATGTATCAGGTGGTTCATTTCAAATAAATTCTACTGCATACACAGCAGGAACTTATTGTGTAAGAAACGCTACAACAAATACTTTTGAATTGTTTAGTGCTGATGGTCTTACTGCTCAAGCTGTAACCTCAACTTCTTCAATGCCTACATTAAAACATGGTGTTGTTGTAGTTTCAAATGTAAAAGGTGAGTTTAGTGCAGGAGAAACTATTGTTGGTCAAACATCAAATAATACTGCAACAATTCAAGCAAACACTATTGGTAGAAAAGGATTTTTAACAAGAGAAGTAAGTGCTGTCAAACAATTAGGTATGGCAGGTTCTCCTACTTATACTGCTGACGCTGATTTAACAAATACATATGCAACAAATGAAACTATTACAGGTAATATTTCAATTGCAAATAGTTCAAAACAACTTTTAGGTAAAGGTACAAACTTTACAACAGATTTAAAAATAGGCGACTCAATATCATTTACAAATAATGCTGGTTCAACTATAACAAGAATTGTACAAAATATTATATCACAAACAGAAGCAACATTAACAGTTGCTGTTGGTGGTTCAGATGTCACAACTGCCGCTGTCTTAACAAGAAGAAGAGCTTTATTAAATAATCCTGAAAATAATTCATTAGTATTTAAATTACCTTATAACACGGTTAAGACGTTAAAGACAACTGCAAACTCTGAGCAAACAGATACAAACTTTAATGTAAGAAGACAATTTACTGCTACATTGTCATCAAATGGTGACGCTACAATTACTTCAGGAACAAATGAAACATTTGCTTCTTTAGCAAATAATGATTTTTCTGTATCAATAATGACAACAGGTTCTGGTGGTACTGGTGGTGTTGGAGATACTTTAAATTTATCTGGTAATAACCATGAAGGCGATACAATATTTAATCTAACAGGTTCACCAACAGGTAAAACTTTAAACCTTGACTTTGGTGCAAACTTTAATGGTCACAAAATTAAAATACTTGCAACAGTAAGTAGAACAGTTGCAGGCTCTAAAACAAAAACACTTAATAATGATTCAACGGTTAATATCAATACTCAATCAGTAATTGAGTCAGGAGTTATACCATTAGGAAAAGCTGATGTGTTTAAATTAGAAAATGTTTACATGTCAAGTGGTTTTGGTGCAACTGCAAGTGCTTCAGATACAGATATTACAGATAGATTTGATTTAGATACAGGTCAAAGAGATAACTTCTATGACATAGGTAGAATTAAATTAAAACCAGGCGCTATTGTTCCTACTGGAAGATTACTTGTCAAGTTTGATTTTTTCTCACATGGTGCTGGAGATTATTTTGATGTCGACTCATATTCTGGTGTTATAGATTATGAAGATATTCCTAGTTATACTTCAGATACAACTGGTAATAAATTTGAGTTAAGAGATGTATTAGATTTTAGACCAAGAGTTGATGACGCTTCAACAATTAATAGTGGTACAGATGATAGGTCTTATGATGGCACAGGTGCTTCAACTATTGATATTCCTGAATTTGGTAATGATATAACTTCAGATTTAGAGTTTTATTTAAATAGAATAGACAAATTATTCATTACTAGAGATGGAAGAATTAAAGTATTAAAAGGTGCTTCTGATTTAAATCCTATTGAACCTGGTGAGATGGATGGTAATTTACATATTGCAACACTAGAGATACCATCATATACTTTAGATACCAGAGATGTTGTAATTAAAAAAGAAGATAATAAACGATTCACTATGAGGGATATATCTTCTTTAGAAAACAGAATTAAAAATATAGAATATTATACTCAACTTTCTTTATTAGAAGCAGACGCACAATCTTTACAAATACAAGATAGTGATGGATTTGATAGATTCAAAAATGGTTTTGTGGTAGATAACTTTACTGGTCACAATGTAGGTGATGTTGGCAACAATGATTACAAACTTGCTATTGATAGAGGTAGAGGTGAAGGTAGAACATTATTTAATGAAGATGTAATTGAATTAGAAGAAATAGATGATGACTTGACAACATTAGTAGAAGCTGATAGAACGGCTGCAAATTATCAAAAGACTGGTGATTTAGTTACCTTACCATATACAGAAACTACATTTATGGAAAACCCATATGCTACTGCGACAGAAAATTTAAATCCATTCTTAATATTTGATTGGATAGGAAACATAGAATTAGATCCACCTGTTGATGAGTGGAAAGAAACTAGAACAGCACCTGAGATAGTTGCTAATGTAGCAGGATCATTTGATAACCTTGCTAGAGATAGAGGTTTAAATAATTCAAGTACGACAGAAATACCTGTTGGAACTGAATGGAACGAATGGCAAGATCAATGGTCAGGTAATCCTAGAACGAATACAACAACCTCAGGTAATCAAAGAATTACAACTACAAATGTTGACGTGGTTCAAACAAGAGCAGGCGTTAGAACATTAATAGTTCCTCAAGCAGTTAGACAAAGTTTAGGTAATAGAGTTATCTCTGTTGCATTTGTACCTTTTATTAGAGAAAGAACAATTACATTTACTGCTCAAGGTTTGAGACCTAATACTAGAGTTCATCCTTTCTTTGATGAACAATCAATTACTGCTTATGTGACACCATCAGGTGGTGCATTAGGTGGTAACTTAACAACAGACGCTAATGGTGCCGTATCTGGTACTTTTGCAATACCTGATCCTAATACTACATCTAATCCAAGATGGCGAACAGGTAAGAGAGTATTCAGATTAACAAGTTCATCTACAAATAGTGTAGATAGAACAGCAGTCGCTACATCAGCAGAAGCTGATTATGACGCAAAAGGATTATTAGAGACCGTACAAGAGGCAATCATTTCTACTAGAGAATCCAGAACCGTAAGAAGATCGGTTACAACAAGAAGAACAACAAGTAGGGTCGCAAGTAGATCAGTAGTAAATATAAATCCACCTAGTAATAATAACGATAGAGGTGGTGGAGGACGAGATAGAGATCCTGATCCATTAGCTCAATCATTTATGGTAGACGAAGAAGGTGGAATATTTGCAACTTCAATTGACGCTTTCTTTGCAACAAAATCATCTACTATTCCTGTAAGAGCAGAAATAAGAACAATGGTAAATGGATATCCTAGTCAGGAATTATTACCTTTCTCACAAAAATATTTAAATCCTAGTTCAGTCAATACAAGTACAGATGGTGCAACTGCAACAACATTTACATTTAATTCACCAGTATTCTTACAAGAAGGTTTAGAGTATTGTTTAATTTTATATTCAGATTCAACAGATTACACAACTTATATTTCTAAACTAGGTGGCACAACATTAGATGGTAATAGAACGGTATCAACACAACCAACAGGTGGTGTATTATTTAAATCATCTAATTATAGAACATGGACACCAGAACAAACTGAGGACTTAAAATTTAAATTAAAGAAAGCAGTATTTGACACAACATCATCTGGTACGGTAACGCTTGCAAACAAAACTCTTCCTGTAAAAACGCTTGCTGCTAATCCTATTAGAACATTTAATGGTTCAACAACTGTAAGAATATTTCATAAAAATCATGGTATGCACGCTACAACAGATAACGTGACAATTGCAGGAATATCTGCTGGTACATATAATGGTATTGCTCATAGTAATATTAATGGTACATATACAACTATTAAAAATATAACATTAGACTCTTATGATGTAGTTGCTGGTGGAGCTGCAAACGCAACTGGAGATGTTGGTGGTTCAAGTGTGACTGCAACACAAAACAGATTATTTGATGTTATGCAAATGCAAACTGGTCACGTTGTACATCCAGAAACAACTTTGACTGCAAATGTAAGAACAACAAGTGGTAAATCTGTACACGGATCAGAAACACCATTCTCTCTAAAAGGCACAACATCTACTAGGTCTGTTGTGTTAGGTGATAATATATACTTTACAACACCACAATTGGTTGCTAGTGGTATAAATCAAACTAATGAGATGTCAGGTTCTGTATCTTTTGTTTCTAATATGACTATCAGTTCTAAAAATCAAAACTTATCACCAGTTATTGATGTAAAAAGATTAAATATGTTTGCAATATCAAACAGATTAAATAACCCAACGGTATCATCTACTAATACATTTACAGGCGATGGTTCAACAACAGCATTTACATTATCAGGAACACCAAGTGATGTTCACATAATGGCTGTAACCAAATCTGGTAAACGATTATCAGCAGTTGTTGATTATACAGTATCAGGTACAACATTAACAATGGTTAGTGCACCTGCTTCAGGCGCAAAAGTAATTGCTAAAATTACAAACACGGTAGATTTTGTAGAAGACTTTGCTGTAGAGGGTGGTTCATCAGCTGGTGCTTACATCACAAAACCAGTTAACCTTGCAAATGCTTCAACAGCATTAAATATAACGGTAGCTGCAAGTGTAAGATCATCTTCATCTATCAAATGTTTCTTTAGAACAACTGGTGGTGAAGAAACTAGAAAAATTGACGACATAGAATATACTCCATTTAATACAGATGGTTCGTCTGATACAACGATTGCACCATCTACTGGAGATCAAGTACAAGATATAGATTTTAAAGATTATAAATTTAGTGTAAATAATTTATCAGAGTTTAGTTCATTTCAAATTAAAATTGTCTTTAGAGGAACTAATAGTTCCTATACAGCAAGAATAAAAGATTTTAGAGGAATTGCTTTGGCGGTATAATATGAGTGATATAGTAAAAGTTCAGGGACACACAAATTTAGTTAGAGATGTAAATAGTAATGCTATTATCAACACTAATCAAACTGAATATCAACTTTATATGAAAAGGATTAAAGTGAGAGAGAAACAATCCGATCAATTGAGAAGTGCCGTAAAAGAAATAAATAATCTAAAGAGTGAATTAAGAGAAATAAAAGAGTTAGTAAGGAAGATAGTAAAGTAATATGGCCGCAAGAAATGTAGCAACAACAAGTACACTAGAAGGTTTTAGGACTAGTTTTAATAGTCTGTCAGGAACTGATATAGGGGATCCAGCAACACTTGGTACAACTGCCAAGACTATCGTAGCTGCGATCAACGAGATTAATACGTCTGTTTCTGCTACAGGTTTCGTATTATCAGATGGCTCTACAACACAAACAGTAGTTGCAGGAAATACTATGACTGTGACTGGTACCTCAGGTATAACGGCGGCTGTGTCTGCTACAGATACATTAACTCTATCAGTTAACACTAGTCTTGCAACTCACAGTTTTGATCTATTAAGTACGAAACATAATGCTGATGGTTCTAACACATATACAGATGTTGTTGTTAAAGTTATTAGTAAAACCTCTGCCCACATATATCATGGCACAGGTTCAGCTAATGGTTATACTTTAGACGGTGTAGAATCGCCGTTTTTAGAATTAAAAGCAGGTAATACATATAGATTCGATCAGGCAGATGGTTCAAATAGTGGTCACCCATTATTATTCTATTATGATCCTGCGAAAACTACTGCTTTTTCAACAGGAGTGACAACAAATGGCACACCTGGTAGTGCTGGGGCATATACTCAAATAGTAGTTGCCGACACTACACCACATATTTTATATTATCAATGTAGTTCACACGGCTATATGGGTAATAGAGTTGGGGTAAACTCAAAAGTTCTACAAGATATAACTTTTGTGACATCAACAGGCGCAACACAAACTTTTGCGTCAAATGCTTTTGCGATTGCTCAGGCAGTCGCTTTAGGATAATATAAATAGTATAAAGGAATAAAAGATGGCTAACGATTTTAAAAGATTTGCGGTAACAAACGTAAATACATCAACAGGTGCTTCTGCTAGTGCTGTATATTCAGTACCCGCTGGGGCAGGTTCAAGTGCGTTAGAGTCAATTGTTATTGGTATCACAATATCAAACACATCATCTGCTGGTATAACAGCAAGTGTGTTTTTAGATAACAACGCAGGCTCAAATGACGTGCATATTGTAAAAAATGCTACGATACCCGCAGGATCCTCATTAGAGGTTATGGCAGGAAACAAACTAGTTTTACAAAATACTGGATCAGCAGCTGATGTATTAAGAATATCATCAGGCACGGCAAGTGCTTGTGACGCAATTGTTTCTGTATTAGAAGACGTATAAGGATAAAACATGGCATACATAGGAAAATCACCGAGTACAAAGTTCTCGGCAGCAGCTAAAGTAGATACCTTCACAGGTGATGGTTCTACTGTTGCATTTGATCTAGCGAATATAATACCTGCAGGTGGTGAAAACGGATTACAAGTATTTGTAAACAACGTAAGACAAAAACCAGGCGCTTCAAATGCGTTCACAGTAGGTAATGATGGATCAGGTGATCTAAAAAGAATTACATTTACAGCGGCGCCAGACGCTTCAGACGAGATTTATGTCATCACAACTTTCGAAGCCACAAATATAACTGAAGTAGGTGACGGTACAATTACATCAGCGAAGATTGCTGATGGGGCGATTGTTAATGCTGATCTTAATGCAAGTGCAGCCATCGCTGATAGTAAACTTGCAAGTATAACAACTGCAAGTAAAGTAAATATTTCTGCCTTATCAGCACCAGGTAGTGCTAGTGTATTTTTAAGAGGTGATAGAACATACGGTGCTATGCCAACAGATTTAATAGATACAAACGCATTTAATATTTCTTTATTAGGATTTAAAATGGCCGTAAATGAAGGCCTTACAGTATTCAATCTTGTTGACGGTATAGTTGACGAGTTCCATGATGAATCAGGAACAGACGAGGCAGAGGGTTCAAACGATTTATATAATGCTTCTAGTGACTATTACATTAATAGTACGACACCTGATGGTTCGCCTACAACTCCTATATCAGCAGGATTTTCTTTAACAGCAATCACAGAACCACAAACATCAACAGCAGGAAATAATCCTGCGTATGGTGAAGGTGCTATGGGAACATTTACTGTACCTGCTTGTACTCCTTCGGTTAATATTGCTGTATGGGGTGCTTCTGGTGGTTACTCTGGTCAAGCAGCAGGCGGTGCAGGCGGTGGTTATGCAGAAGGTACTCTTGCTGTCACAGCCAGTCAAACTTTACATATTATTGCAGGTGAAGGTGGCGGATCTCAAAATGATGACTCGCTTGAATCAGCTTTTTTAAATGGTGGTGCAACTAGTGGTTCAGGTGGACCATCTACTTATTATGCTGGTGGAGGTGGTGGTCTATCAGGCGTATTTGCTGCTGATTTAGTTCCATTATCAGCTCCTCAATATTCAGCCCCACAAGCTTACGTTATTGCAGGTTCAGGTGGTGCTTCTGGTAATGACAATGAAGGTGGTGCTGGTGGAGGTCTTACTGGTGGTCAAGCAGGTCCTTTTGGTGGCCCATTTACTTTTTCAAATTGTGGTTCTGCTTCTGGTGGTGGAGGTGGTGGAGACCAAGAGGCTGGTGGTCACGGTGTAGATGAACCAAGTGCTAATGATGGTACTTTATTTTCAGGTGCTACAGGTGCTTCTCCTACATCAAGGTATAGTGCTGGAGGTGGAGGTGCAGGTTATTATGGTGGTGGTGCAGGTGCAAGAACAAGTGGTGGACAATCTACTGATAAAGGTGGTGGAGGTGGATCATCTTACTATGGTCATCCACAAATAACTTCAGGTTCAACAGAGGCAGGTGCTGGGGAAGAAGGTGGTGGTGTAGATCAACCACTTTATGTTGCTGACACTAATGAGGGTTCTCCAACAGGTAGTGAAGACGGATATGTTTTTATAACAGTTTCTCAAGCAGCTTCAGCTACTGCAACAACAATTGTTTCAGAACCTTTTGCTGCTGGTACAGTACCTACTACATCAAGGATAGTAGTATTTGAGGAAAATGTGGCAACACCTACACTCAATACAGATATTATTGCTTCAATTAGTAGAGACGGTGGATCAAACTTTACAACTGCTACCCTTGCGGATAGTGGTTATGTCACAGGAACAAGTGGTCAAAGAATTTTAACTGGTCAGGCGACCATATCAGGACAACCATCAGGTCAGTCTATGAGATGGAAACTGGCTCTTGCGAATAATTCCGTTAAGGTACACGGTGTATCGCTACAATGGGCATAAGGAGAATAAATGGTACAAAGAATTACAAAAGTCGGAACTAGACCTCAAGCAGGTGCAAAGATTAAGATTGTTTCAGGCTCTAACAAAGATAGTAATGCTATCAAGTTAGATGACAGCCAAGATAACGTCTATGACCCTAACAAGGATGGTGAAACAAGAAAAATTGATAATGCTACTGGTTATTTCGGCACAAAAATTAGTTAATAAAGAGAGATATTAATGGCACTTAATAAAATTAAACAAGGATCAATAGGTCAATCTGCTGTCACTTCAGACAATATAGTAGATGGTACTATTGTAAATGCAGACATATCGCCTTCAGCTGCGATTGCAAGTTCTAAAGCACCAGGTATTGCTACTCTATGTGCAACAGCCACTAGTATTAATAGTACAGTAGGTGCTGTTGAACAAAATATCGCTTTATTAGGATTTAAGATGGCCGTAAATGATGGCCTTACAGTATTTAATTTAGTAGATGGTGTTGTAGATGAATTCCATGACGAGTCTGGAACGGACGAAAGTGAAGGTTCTAACGATCATTATTGTGCTACTAATGATGTTTATTCAAATAATTTAACAGCAGGATGTGTTTCTGCTGGATTTACAACAACAGCAGTCACAGAGGCTGATACATCAACAGCAGGTACAAACCCAATCATAGCCGCAGGAACATTTGGTTCATTTACTGTACCTAATGGTATGACCTCGGTAAATATATTTGCTTGGGGTGCTGGTGGTGGAGGTCAAGGTGGTTCTATTAGTGAAGGTTCAGGAAGAGATTGTAAAGCACATGGTGGTGGAGGTGGTTACTCTGAAGGTACTCTTGCTGTGACACCTGGTCAAGCACTTACAGTTGTTGTAGGTGAAGGTGGTCTAGGTTTTGGTAACTTAAATACTGCTTCATATTCACATGGTGGTATCGGAGGATACAGACCTTCTCCAGAAAGATTAGCTTCCGCTTCGCAACCAGAAGTTGCTGGAGGTGGTGGAGTTTCACCTTGTAGTTCTTGTTTATCAGGTACTCCAGGTAAGGGTGAGAACGGACACGGTGGTGGATTATCAGGTATTTTCACAGCTGCATTATCAGGCGGTGCACCAACTGCTGCTTTAATCGCAGGTGCAGGTGGTGGTGGAACATTTAACTATGATAGACCAGACTTCAATCCAGAAACTGCAGCTTCTCCAGGTGGTGCAGGTGGTGGTCCTCACGGATATGCAACTGGTGATCAAGCTCAAACTAATAGGGTAAATACATTTACATCACACCCAGGTTGTACATCAGGTACTCCACATGGTGGTGGAGGAAGTCAGACTGCTGGTGGACAAGGTGGATCTTCTGCCTCTCCTGCCCCTGGCCCTGGTAATGCCGAAGATGGTGGATTATTCTATGGTGGTAATAACTATGTGTGTGAAGGAAATAATTATAACGTAGGTAGTGGTGGAGGTGCTGGATACTACGGTGGTGGTGGAGGTGGTTGGGAACCAGGTATTTCAGGTGGAGGTGGCGGAGGGTCATCTTTTATTGGTCACCCACAGATAACTTCAGGTTCAACAGAAGCAGGATCAAATTGTGAAGGTGGTGGTACAGCCATAGGTTCATATGTTGCTTGTACAAACGAAGGTGGTACTGAAACTAGTAATGGAGAAGACGGTTATATGTTATTGACAGGACCATTTAGTGCATTTGGTGCTCCAGGTGGTGGTAACTCAACTATAATATCTAATCCTTTTGCTGCTGGTACTGTTCCTACTACAAGTAGAATTGTTGTATTTGAGGAAGATGTTCAATCTCCTACACTTAATACACACATAATTGCTTCAATATCCAGAGATGGTGGATCAACATTTACAACTGCTACATTATCAGATTCAGGATATGTCACTGGATCATCAGGACAAAGAATTTTAACAGGTCAAGCCACAATTTCAGGTCAACCTAGTGGACAATCCATGAGATGGAAACTGGCACTGGCCACTAATACAGTAAAAATACACGGCGTGGCTCTTCAATGGAGTTAACGCATGGCACTTACTAAAATAAAAAAACTTCCAAGCAACACAGTCACTTCAGATAAAATTGTTGATAACACAATAGTAAATGCTGATATAAGTCCTAGTGCAGCTATTGTTGATTCTAAAACAGCAGGTTTAGCTGCAATCTCAACAACATTAACAAATGCTTGTGCGAGTCTAACAGACGCAAAATTTAACGTATCTTTACTTGGATTTAAGATGGCTGTTAATGAAAATTTAACGGTGTTTAATTTAGTAGATGGTGTTGTAGATGAATTCCATGATGAGTCAGGAACAGATGAGGCTGAAGGATCAAATGATACCTATTGTGCTTCAAGTGACTTTTATCAAAATGAAGTGCCTTCTCCAGCACCTTTTTTAGCAGGTTTTACAACAACAACAGTCACAGAAGCAGACACATCAACAGCAGGTACTAATCCACAAATTGGTGAAGGAACATTTGGTACTTTTACAGTACCGACTGGTGCTACAAGTGTAGATTTAAAAGTTTGGGGATCAGCAGGTGGTTCAACTTATTTAGGAGATGGTGGTGGTGGAGGTTATGCTGAGGGTACACTTGCCGTGACTGCTGGACAAGCTTTAGCAGTTGTAGTTGGTGAAGGTGGTTCCAGAGCAACATGTGGAGTGATAGACACACCAAATTTAAGAGAAAGAGGTGGACTAGGTGGTGGTGGTCCAGGATCTTCAGGTGGTGGTGGATTGTCAGGTGTATTTGTGGCTCCAGCAACAACTGAACCAGCATTATCAAGTGCTCCTCAAGCTTATGTAATAGCAGGTTCTGGTGGAGGTGGAGGTTGGAAATCACCACCATTCCAAGAATCTAATCCAGGTGGTGCTGGTGGGGGATTAATAGGTGACGCTGGGTCAACTCAGTCGGAACAAGTTAATTATAGTCCACAAGCAGGTGGTGGAGGTGGAGGAGACCAAGAACAAGGTGGTGGTGTTTATGCAAATCCTAACGGACCTGCTTACACTGGTGTAGTAGGAGCTTTATTTACAGGAGGAGCAGGTGCTCCACCAAGTGGTGACGCTACTTATACTCCAGGTGGAGGATCAGGATATTACGGAGGTGGTGGTGGCCCTTTATTACAACCAAGTTCATTTGGTTCATCAGCAGGTGGTGGTTCATCTTATTATGGTCACCCACAAATTACTTCAGGTTCAACCGAAGAAGGCGCTGGTACAGAGGGTGGTGGAGTTTCAATACCTCAATATGTAGCAGGTACAAATGACGCTCACGTTGATGAAGCTGGCAACTCATATCCTGACATGCCCGTACCACACGGTAATGATGGATATGTTTTAATAAGTGGTACAGCAACAACTTTAGTTACTTCTTCAACAACAATCGTATCAAATGCTTTTGCCGCTGGTAGTGTACCTACATCATCTCGTATAGTTGTGTTTGAAGAAAACGTTGAAACACCTACAATAAATACGGATGTTATTGCTTCAATTAGTAGAGATGGTGGTAGTACGTTTACAAACGCAACTTTAAGTGATAGTGGATACGTCACTGGTTCAAGTGGGCAACGAATATTAACAGGTCAGGCAACTATTAGTGGTCAACCAAGTGGTCAAAGTATGAGATGGAAGTTAGCACTTGCAAATAAGAAAGTAAAAATACACGGAGTTTCATTAGCCTGGGCGTAATAAAATGATTATAAATAGTATTATAAGAAAAAGGATTTTTAGTATATGGCATATATAGGAAAGACACCTGTTGCAGGAACATTTGAAAAACAAGATTTCACAGCAGATGGTTCTACAACTACATTCACTCTTAATTATACAGTAGGTTCATCAAGTGCAATACTTGTATCTGTATCAGGAGTATTACAAGAACCTGAGACTGCTTACAATATCGCAAGTGGTGGTACAACAATAGTGTTCTCAGCTGCACCAGAATCTGGTGAAGATATATTTGTCATATTTTTAGGCGTAGCATTTGACGCTGGCTCTATACTAGGCACAGGCGCAATCACAGGACAAACAGAATTATCTGCCCTTGCAGCTGATGATGATTTATTATTAATATACGACACATCTACTACCTCATTAAAAAAAATACAGAAATCTAATATCGCAACTACATTAGCATATTCAGTAAATGCAAATTTAGCAGGTGATGGTTCAACAACAGGTTTTACAATCGGTACTAGTGGTAGAACACAAAACGATATTCTAGTAACCGTCAATGGTGTAGTATTTCATCCTAGTGATGACTACACATTATCAGGAACAACATTAACTTTTAGTACTCCACCTAGTGCAAGTGCTGAAATAAGAGTGAGGTATCTACCAATCTAAGGAGATAAATAGAAATATGGGACTAAAAACAAGATTACTTGCTTCTGGAAAAACTGAAGACAATGAATTTAACATATCACTATTAGGTTTTAAGATAGCAGTAAACGAAGGTTTAACTGTCTTTAATCTGGTTGACGGAGTAGTAGATGAATTCCATGATGAAAGTGGTACAGACGAAGGTGAAGGTTCTAACGATAGATATGTTGCAGATTCAGATTATTATATTAACTCTAATACAAATACTGGAGTATCAGTCGCAGGATTATCTGCAGGTTTTTCAACAACAGCAATTACAGAACCACAAACATCAACAACAGCAACAAATCCACAATATGGTACAGGTACGTTTGGAACATTTACAGTACCAGCAGGTATAACAAGTGTCACTTTAAAAGCTTGGGCTGCAGGTGGTGGTGGAACAAAAAATTATGGTTCTGGTGGTGCAGGAGGTTTTTCTTCAGGTAATTATGCTGTGACAGCAGGTCAAGTATTAGATATAGTAGTTGGCGAAGGTGCTGGTCCAGGTGAAGGTGCTGAAGGTCCTCAACCATATGATAGAATTACTTTAGGTGGTGGTGGAGAAGGATCAACTACTGGTCCTCTAAATCCTAATACTGGTGGTGGTGGAGGGGGATCATTTATAACAGCAGGTCCTGTTGAAGTTAGTCATCCTCAATTTGTACCAGGTCCAAGTAATACATTCCCAACATCAGGTTTTGCTATCGCTGCTGGAGGCGGCGGAGGTGCAGCTGGTAGTTGTAGCAACACAGTATTTACTATTGGTGGTGGAGGTGGTGGTCTTCAAGGTGACAGAGGTCAAAGTAGTTGTGAAGGTGCAACATCTGAATCCGCTGAACAAACTTCTAAAGGACAAGCAACACCAGGTAAAAGTCCAAATGGTTATGCTGGTGGAGGTTCTCAAACTGCTGGTGGTCAAGGTGGTTCAACACCAGGTGGTGAAGCTGCTTCAGGTGGTTTCATGTATGGTGGAATTGCAAACTGCGCTACTGCTGTTATGGCAGGTGGTGGTGGTGGATTCTATGGTGGTGGTGTAGGAACTGACCAAGGTAGTCAACATGGAGGTGCTGGTGGAGGTTCAGGTTATATTGGTAACCCACAAATTAGTTCAGGTGCAACTGAAGAAGCAGCAGGTTTAGAAGGTGGTGGAACAGCAGATCCTGCTTATGTTGCAGATACAAATGAATCAGGACAAGATGGTTCACATACAAATACTAACAATGTAAAGGGTGAAGATGGTTATGTTTTAATTACATCAGCAGCAGTTTGTGCGGCTGCTACATCAACGACAATTGTTTCAGAAGCTTTTGCTGCTGGTACTGTTCCTACAATAAGTAGAATAGTTGTATTTGAAGAAAATGTAGATAGTCCAACACTTAATACAGACGTAATTGCTTCAATTAGTAGAGATGGTGGATCAAACTTTACGACTGCTACTTTAACAGATTCAGGATATGTCACAGGATCAAGTGGTCAAAGAATTTTAACTGGCCAAGCAACTATCTCAGGACAACCTTCAGGTCAGTCTATGAGATGGAAACTCGCTTTGGCTAATAATCAAGTGAAGATACACGGTGTATCATTACAATGGAGTTAATAGATGGCTCTTACTAAAGTCACTACAAAAGGTATAACAAATAACGCTGTAGATGGTGATAAATTAGCACCAGGCTCAGTCACTACTGGAAAGTTAGGCGCTGATGCTGTAGAGAGTTCAGAGATAAACAACGGAACTGTCACAGCAGACGATCTAGCTTCATCTTTAGACTTGTCTCCTAAGACAGTCACACTTGCTGGTGGTTTAGTAGATAGTTTAAAAAGACCAGTACAAGATAATATCGCATTATTAGGATTTAAAATGGCCGTAAATGACGGTCTTACAGTATTCAATTTAGTTGACGGCGTTGTTGATGAGTTCCATGATGAATCAGGAACAGACGAAGCCGAAGGTTCAAACGACACATATAACGCAACAAGTGATTTTTATGTCAATAGTACATCACCAACAGGTGTTTCATTTTGTTCGCCTTTCTGTGTCTCTGCTGGATTCGGTACAAAAGCAATAACTGAACCAGATACTTCAACAATAGGTACTAACCCTGCACCAGGTTCTGGTACAGCTGGTAAGTTTACAGTACCTGCCGCTATGACAGCTGCAAACATTTATGTTTTTGGTGGTGGTGGAGGATCAGGTTATGGTGGTTGTAATTTTAAAAATAATGGTGGCGGCGGAGGTTACTCTGAAGGTATCCTTGCTGTGACAGCAGGTCAAGTATTAGATGTACTTGCAGGTGAAGGTGGTCTTACTGAAAATGCAATCGGTGGTGGTCCTAGAACATGTGGTCCTAGACCTTTAACTTCTGGTGGTTTCTTTGGTGGTGGTGAAACAACTGCTGGTGGAGGTGGTGGTCTTGCAGGTGTATTCATAGAAAATTTTGATTGGTCAGCTGCTGAGAGTAGTCCAGGTGAGGCACCAGACGCATATATTATCGCTGGTTCAGGTGGCGGTGGTGGATATGTAGGCCCTTCTGGCTCTGCTAACACTGGAAGAGGTGGTGGTGCAACTGGTGGATCAGGTGGTTTTGGTGGATATGGCCCTATGGTAACTGGTGGATCAGGTGGTTCTCAAACTGCTGGTGGTGGTGCAGGTAGTGGACCTTTATTTAGTGGTCAAGCAGGTAATTTATTTAAAGGTGGTAATTCTCCTAGAGGAGGCGCTGGTGGTGCTGGTTATTTCGGCGGCGGCGGTGGTGGAGGAAGACCCGATGGTGGTGGACAAGACGGAAACGGTGGTGGTGGATCAGGTTATATAGGTCACCCACAGATTACAAGTGGTAGTACATGTGGTAGTGGATCAGGTACATCTGCACCAGGTGCTGGTAGTCCTTTTTATCCAGCTGCTTATCCAACAACAGGTGATCCTGCAAACGGTAAAGCAACATCAACAGGTGGTGATGGTACGCCAAATACAGGTGTAGGTGGTGATGGATATGTATTAATCACAGGTTCTGGAAGTGTTTCAACAACTGCAAACACTCAATCAACAGCAATTGTTTCAGAACCTTTTGCTGCTGGTACTGTTCCTACTACTGCTAGAATAGTAGTATTTGAAGAAGATGTAGCTTCTCCCACACTTAATACAGATATTATTGCCTCTGTTAGTAGAAATGGTGGTAGTAATTTTACTACAGCAACCTTATCAGATAGTGGTTACGTCACAGGAAGTTCAGGACAAAGAATTTTAACAGGACAAGCTACAATTTCAGGACAACCAAGTGGTCAATCAATGCGTTGGAAACTTGCATTGGCTAACAATGCGGTGAAAATACATGGCGTGGCTTTACAATGGGCTTAACGCATGGGATCATTAAATAAATTAGTAAAAACAGCAATCAAAGACTCTGAGGTCAAAGAGGATAATCTAGCTACGGGTGTTGCTACAACAGCAAAGATTGGGGCAGACGCAGTAGACTCAGCTAAAATAGGAAACGGAACTGTCACAGCAGATGATCTTGCTTCAACTTTAGATTTATCATCTAAAACAGTAACCTTACCTAGTTCATCAATAAACTTTGATAGAGAACATTTTAATGTTGCTCTATTAGGTTTTAAAATGGCTGTAAACGAAAACTTAACAGTATTCAATTTAGTAGATGGTGTCGTAGATGAATTCCACGATGAATCAGGAACAGACGAGGGTGAAGGTACTAATGACAATTATTGTGCTACTTCAGATTTATATTCTAATTCAACTCCAGCAGCTATATCAGCAGGATTTACAACTACATCAATTACAGAACCAGATACTTCAACAACAGGTACAAATCCGTCAATTGGTAGTGGTCAAATGGGTACTTTTACAGTTCCTTTTGGCATGACAAGTGCTGACATAAAAGTATGGGGTGCTGGTGGTACAGATTATGGTGGTGCTGGTGGAGGTGGTTATGCTGAAGGTACACTTGCTGTGACTCAAGGACAATCAGTAAAAGTTTTATCAGGAGAAGGTGGTCAAAAAGAATCATCTGGTATTGCCTCTGCTTTTTTAAATGGTGGTAAAACAGGAGGTTCTAGTTCTCCTCAACAAGGTTTATATGGTTCAGGTGGAGGTTTAGCAGGAGTTTTTTCAGTTGATTTAGTTCCTTTAAGTGCTCCTCAATATTCAGCTCCTACAGCTTACGTTGTTGCTGGTTCAGGTGGTGCTGGAGGATATTCAAATGGTGGATGTGGTGGTGCTGGTGGTGGTTTAACAGGTGACGCTGGTAATTCACAAACAGAGCAAACTAATAGAAATGAAGGTGGTGGTTCTCCTGTGACAGAGGCAAGTGGTGGAGGTGGAGACCAAGAACAAGGTGGTCAAGGTGGTGAAGCTCCTAATGGGGCAGGACAAAACGGATCATTATTTGCTGGTGGATTTGGTTTTGTGCCTGCTGCTGCCCCTGGTGGAGGAGGCGCTGGATTTTATGGTGGAGGTGGTGGTTCAGGTGCTGGTAATGCCCCTGGTCCTTATGGTTCAGGTGGTGGAGGTTCATCATATCACTCACACCCACAAATTACTTCAGGTTCAACTGAAGAAGGCGCTGCTGAAGAAGGCGGTGGAACAGCTATATCAGGATACGTTGGTGGAACAAATGAAGCAGGTGCTCAAGGAACAGGCGAAGGTGAGGCAGGCGAAGATGGTTATGTGTTAATAACAGGAACAAAATTAGTTGCTGCTTCAACAACAATTGTTTCAGAACCTTTTGCTGCTGGTACAGTACCTACTACATCAAGGATAGTTGTATTTGAAGAAAATATAGACACACCTACTTTGAATACAGATATTATCGCAAGTATAAGTAGAAATGGTGGTAGTAATTTTACAACAGTCACGTTGGCAGATAGTGGTTATGTGACAGGTGCAAGTGGTCAACGTATATTAACAGGTCAAGCAACCATATCAGGACAACCTAGTGGTCAGTCTATGAGATGGAAACTTGCATTGGCAAATAATCAAGTAAAAATACATGGAGTTTCTTTATCCTGGGCGTAATAAATAATACTATATTATGATACAAAAGTGGTTTCCTACACCAATATATTATGAGCATTATAAAGACCTAGCACACCTAAGGTCTCTAATACCTCATCTAAAAAAATACACACCTGACAATAATAAAGAATTGTTAGTGCAAGGTAATATAAAGACAGGTGTTGCAACAATAAATTCATACATACATTTCGATAAAAAATTTAAGAAGATATTTGATTACATAGAAGAACGTGCTATCGAATATGCTAAAGTGAGAGGGATAGATTTAGATAAAGAGTTCTTATATTTAGGAAAGTCGTGGGTCAATTTTGCTAAAAAAGGTTCTAAGGTCTCTGAACATAATCATTCAAAGGCATATATTAGTGGCGTGTTATATATCAACAGCACAGATATAAACGATAATCTTTATCTTGCAAAGTATAGAAAGAATGATCCTATACTTGTGGCTAATGAGTTCACACAAAACACAGTTTTATATAAGGTAGAACCTGGTAAAATAATATTATTCCCAGGTGACATATCTCATGGTGTATTGAAAGAATATAATGCTGATGATGATAGAGTTTGCATATCATTTGATTTTTATACCACATCAATATATGGTAAATCACAACCACCAATACCAAAACACATTAATGACAAACTATTAAAACAGATTAAGAAAAATTATGATTGATTGGCAGAAACAATATGAAGAAAATAATACGCCTTGGAATTATCATAAGTTAGATGATGACCTAAAGAAGTATTTTAAAAATATTGTAAAGAGTAAAACAATATTAGATTTAGGTTGTGGTGATGGCACACAAAGTTTCTTTTTACAAAAACTTGGTTTTAAAGTTAAATCAACAGACATAGTTGAAAAATTAAAATATAAATTAAAAGACTTTAGTAGAGATGATATATTAGATACTAAAATAAAAGGTAAGTTTGATTACATCATTGACAGAGGTTTACTACACAATATATTTGTATTATCCACAGTCAATAATTACTTTACAATAATAAAAAAAATTACTAAAAAAAATAGTAGAATTTTATTGAAAGTATTGAGTCCATATGAGGTAAGGTTTCATCATCTAGCAAATCAATCGGGACCTTATAGATTTAGTGAGAAACAATTAGAAAGTGTATTTGGCGATAACTTTAAACTTGAAAGTATAAGAGATACATATTATTATAGCAATATTAAACCATATCTAAGGGCATATTTTTGTGTCTATAAGAGAGTATAAATAGAATTAGGAGATTATAACATGTCGGATAAATACAAAATACCTGAAGGCTATGAGTGGGAAGTTCATAACTTACACGCATATGCTGATAAGAAAAAGGCCTTTGAAAGAGGTGAGATAACTTTAGTCCAGTTGAGAGAGTTTGAACATCAATATATGGAAAGTGAAGAACAAAGAGCAATGCGTTGGAGAAGAGACCATGTGATGAGAGAGCTTGATATTGAGAACGCAAAAAACTTTAGATCATTTAAAGAAAACAGTAAAGCATTTGCTAAAAAGATGGCAGATATGGGTAGAGGCATATCAAGGTGGTGGTATACAAAACCTAAAAAAGCAGTACCTGGAAAAGGTAAATTAATACAAAATAAAATTACAGGTGCATGGCAACAAGAATATAAACCTAATAAATCCATGAATATGAGAGCGTGGCTTGACGCAGCTAATCAAGGTAAAGTAATGTCTCATATGAATCCCCAAGGAAAATCTTTAGATAGAGAACCTACTGAACAAGAAAAAGGCATAAGTAAAGAGGCAAAAAAAGAAAGAGGAAAAAAAGTTTGGCAATGGGTGTTGGGTGAAACTAACAATTTCGGTAGAGGTTGGGTTGATCCTAAGTGGGGAAAATTAAATAAAGGTGAACCTGGCCAAGGTGGAAGAATGCCTAAAGTAGGTAAATATACAGTTAAATAGTAAAGCTTGACAAATATATTAAAATATGATAGGATTATGAAATGAGTAAAGAATCTAAAAAACAAGAAGAAAGTCTTTTTATATCAACACAACAAGAGGCGCAAAGCAAACCACAAATGCTTATGCCTGGACAAGAACAATTAGAATTTAATGTTGAAGAAACTTTTAAATGCCCAATATATATCTCTAAAAAACCAGAGTGGGTTGAACCTTTAAACAAGGCATCCGATCCTATTATTGAAAGACTTAAAAAAAACTGGAAGAAGAAAATAAAAGACCCTAAAGATCCTGCTAAAACTATGCCTAATTCACTTCATAGTGAATTGCTATGGCAATATCCAGAATTTAAAGAAATAGCAAATCTTATTTTACAACAATCATGGAATATATTATCTTGGCAAGGTTATAATCTAACAGGAAGAATACCTTTGTTGACTGAATTATGGGTACAAGAGTTTCCTGAAGAAGGTGGTTTCCATGATATACATGAACATGGTAATAATCACATATCTGGTTTCTATTTTTTAAAATGTAATGAGAAGACATCTCATCCTGTATTTTGGGATCCTAGACCAGGTAAAAAGATGACAGATTTACAGATGAAAGATCAGAGTAAAATAAATTATGGTAGTCAACAGGTACACTATAAAGTAAAGCCAGGACAATTTATCTTTTTTAACTCATACATGCCACATTCATATGTACATCACAAGGGTAAAGATAAGTTTAGATTTATTCATTTTAATTTACAAGCTACGCTTGATCCTAACAGCACAACTAAAACAACATCATAAATATATAAAATGAATTGAGGAGTATATAATGCCTAAAACAAAAAAGATAAAAACACCTAAGAAAACAAAAGTAGATCAAACAAAACCTACACAAGTCAATCTACAAGCAAATAATCAATTCTGTTCAGTATTACACGCAACATTTTTTGATACAAAACAATGTGACGCATTGGTAAAAGCATGTGTAGATGAATTATGGATGTCAGGTGAAACAGTTGGTGGTGGTATCAATAAAAAAATTAGAAACGTAGAACAACAAGTATTACCTATTAATCAACAAGGTTGGCCACTAACAAGAATATTAGAGTTAGGAAAACAAGCTAATAACGCTAGATTTAAATTTGACGTACAAGGATTTTTAGATGTTGACGCACCTATGATTATGAAATATACAAAAGGTGGTCATTATGATTGGCACGTTGATACTGGTAATTCAGTATGTCATAGAAAATTAAGTTTTACAATACAACTTTCTGACAGTAAAGATTATGAGGGTGGTGATGTTGAATTTATAGGAACTAAAGTAGATACAAAAGGTTTCAGACAAAAAGGTGTCTGTATAATCTATCCATCATTCTTACCTCATAGAGTAAGTAAGGTCACTAAAGGAACTAGACATGCAATCGTAGGATGGATACATGGCCCAACATTCAAGTAAAAAAATTAAAAAAGAAGATAAAATTGCTAAAACACAAGGTAGGTTAGCAAGGGAGTTTTTCTTTGCATCCCCTATCTTCTATAAAGATTTACCTATCGCTGAAAAATTAAATAAACATCTATTGAAACACATCAAGGCGTGGAAAAAAAGAGATGAAAAAGGTATCACTAGATCAAATTCTCTAGGTTGGCATAGTGCTGTTGATATGCACCACAGAAAAGAATATAAAACTCTATTAGAGGAAATGTTCAAAATGCAACAAGAGATATTTGAAGCAGAGGGATATCATCCTAAAACTGAACCTATATGTGATAACATGTGGGCAAATGTAAATTACAAATACTCACACAATAAGAATCATGTACACCCAGGCGCTCAATGGTCTGGTGTCTATTATATTAAATGCCCACCTAATTGTGGTCATATATGGTTTACAGACCCTTGTGGTCAACGACACCTTGATATGCCTATAATGGATCACTCAAAAGATAAACCACTACACTACTGGAGAGAGGTACACTATCAACCCATAGAGGGAAGATTGATAATGTTTCCTGGTTGGTTAACACATGAAGTAGCACAAAACATGTGTAATCTAAAAGGTGAAGATGGTTGGCGTGTATCAGTATCATTTAACTTTAAACAGAAATGGAAAGAAGGTCAATACGAGTCAATAAGAGGTGTAGGACATGAAAGTTTTGGGGCAGTTAATATAGAAAACATAAGAAAAAAATAGTATAAATAGTACATAACAATAAGAGAGATAGTTATGGCTACTACAGCAAGAACAGCAGAAAATTTCAGTATTAATCAAGGTGCTAATCTTAATAGAACATTAACGGTTACCACAGATGGTTCTACTGCGTATGATATATCAGGACTAACACTAACAGGTCAGATGAGAAAATCTTATGCGTCTGAGTCTGCAAGTGCCACATTCACAATATCAATAGTATCAGGTACAGCAGGTACCTATAAAATTCAATTATCAAACAGCGATACAACTAGTTTAGATGACGGTAGATATGTTTACGACATTGAGATTAATTTAAATGACTCAACGGTAGAGAAAGTACATTACGGCATAATTACAGTTCATCCTCAGGCAACACAATAATGACTAAAGAGTTATCTGATTTTTTTAAAATTATATCTGAAGGTAAAAAGAAATCAGTTAAAGAACAAAATGAAAACGAATCATTATTAAGCAATGACAAAGTATCTGTCACGGTCAAAGCAACAGAATTAAAAGATTTCTTTTCTGCCATAAACAGCGAAAAGAAAAAACTAAAAGAGCAAAGAGAAAATGATCAAAAGAAATTATTACAATTAGAAAAATTACTTTTTGCAAAAGAAGAAAAAGAATCTGAGTCAGAAAAATCACAAAAAGATTTAGAACCTATAGAAAATGAATTAGACACAGAGGCTTACGATATAGAAGAATTAGATAAACAAATTAAAAAAGAACAAGAACCTAATTTAGATGAAATTAAAGAAGCTGTACATCAAGCAAATCAAGTATTATTAACAGAGCCTTCATTAGTAGATCAAGCTGCTGGTGAAATTGCAAATCCAAACATTATAAAAGTAGAAGAAAAGCCAGAAACAAAAGACATTAATCCACAAGATGTGTTTAAAGAGTTATCTAAAATTTCTAAAAACACTGGTGTTAAATTAAACGAAGATATAAACGATTTAGAAGGACTTAAAAAAGAGTTCTTTAAATTTAAAGAGTTAGTATCTCAACAAATGTCATCAATTGGCGGTGGTGGTTCAACTAAAATATCACAAATGGATGATGTTAATATATCAGCACAACAAAACGGATACGCATTAAAATATAATTCTACAACTGGTAAATATGACTTCGGAGAAGTTGCAAGTGACTTATCTGCTGTAGACCAAGATATTATACCTGATGGTAATGGCACTAGAAGTTTAGGTAGTGCGTCTAAAAGATTTAAAGAAATATTCTTGGCAGGAGAAACAATTAACCTTGGTGGTGCAACGATTAGTTCAGATGGTACTGGTACTGTTGCTGTGTCAGCAACTGGTGTGACTTTACCTGAAGGTTCAAAAGCAGGTACAAACAAAATTGCTGTTGCTGTGACAGGTTCTGGTGGTGCTGAACAAGCTGCAACTATTGTTCCTTTCTTTACAAAGGCAGGTGGATTGTCAAGTTCAAATACTAGTTTTAACTTTAACTCTGTTGTAGATGATAAGTTTGTTTATACAGGTGCAAAAACATTTACATTATCAAATGGGAGTAATCTAGCAGATAGTAATATTACACTATTTCAATTTTAGAGGTAACTAAATATAACATATGTCAAGTAAAACGCCTATAAGAACCGTATTTAATGATAGTGGTGTCGCAACTGGATTAGCAGAATATCAAACTGGTGAGTTTGTACCTTTAGCACATGGTGGTATAGGTGCAGCTTTATCAATAGGTTCTGCAGGTCAGGTACTAAAAGTAAACACAGGTGGTTCTGCTTTAGAATTTGGTTCTGTTGAAGCAATTGTAAACATAGACGGAGCTACAGATAAGACAGGTTCTACACTTGTTGCAGGCGATCAGATATTATTATCAGATGGTGGTGTTGAAGGTAGAGTTACCTTATCACAATTAGATACATTATTTTCTGCGACATCTAAAACACTTACAAATAAAACAATAGACTCAGATAACAATACAATTACAAACATTGTAAATGCTGATATTAAATCTAGTGCTGCTATAGCAAATTCTAAATTAGCAAACTCTGCTGTAACCGTTGGTACTACATCTATCAGTTTAGGTGCTAGTGCTACAACAATCGCAGGTGTATCTGATTTAACTGCTGGTACAATTAATATTGCTGGTAATGTAATTAAATCTACTGACTCAACTGTTGTTGAGATTGGTGCAGGCGATGGTTTAAGTGTTGCTGGTAATTTAACAGTTGCTGGTAATATGACTGTGAGTGGTAGTACAACTACTTTGTCATCTACAAATACAACAATAGCAGATAAGTTCATTGAATTAGGAACTGGTACAACTGGCACACCATCAGGTGACGCTGGTATCGTTATTGAAAGAGGTGATAGTGCTAATGCAATCATAGGTTTTGATGAAAATGTTGATGAGTTTATAGTAGGTACAGGTTCATTTACAGGCTCAAGTTCAGGCAATCTTGCTTTTACACATGGCACAATATCAAGTGCAGGAAATAAAATTTATAAATCTGGTACAACACACGCTGTATCTTTAGTTGCTTCATCTAGTTTAGCAGGTAATGTCACTTTAACTTTACCTGTCAATGATGGTGACGCTAATCAAATATTATCAACAGATGGTTCAGGTAATTTATCTTTCATCTCTGCAACTGCCGCTTCAGGTGCAGGATTATCTGACTTATCAGATGACACTACACCAAGTCTAGGTGGTAATTTAGATATGAATGGTAATGACATTATTACATTATCAAATGCTAATATTGACCTATTGCCTCACGGCACTGGTAAAGTTGTTATGGATGGTAATGGTACTTCAGGCGGTGTTAGTGTATCTGATGGTTTAATTGACATAAGAACAGGCACAGGCGCTGTGTCTAAAGTTAAATTTTATTGTGAGGTTTCTAATGCTCACGCACAAACTATACAGGCACAACCACATTCTGCAGGTAGTTCAGCAGTATTAACTCTACCTATTGCAACTGGTACTCTTATAGGTACAGGTGATAGTGGCACAGTTTCTAACACTATGCTAGCAAATTCATCATTTGCATTTACAGATGAAAGTTCAACTGCTGGAGGAGTTTCATTAGGTGGTAATTTAGAGTTTCTTGCAGGTGCAGGTATTAATACAACTGCTTCTGGTGATACGTTAACTATCGCAGGAGAAGACGCTACAACATCTAATAAAGGTATCGCTTCATTTACTAGTGCAGACTTCTCTGTGGCTTCAGGTGCTGTATCGTTAGTCGCTGAAAGAATACAAGACATTGTAGGTGCAATGGTTGGTAGTAATACTGAAACTAGAATTACGGTTACCTATGATGATACAGCTGCAACATTAAATTTTGTTGTGGATAATGACTTATCTAACTACGATAACTCATCATCTGGATTTACAACTGCTTCATCTACAACTACATTTACTAACAAAACATTGACAAGTCCTAAAGTAAACGAAGATGTGGCTGTCACAGCAACTGCAACACAATTAAATCATACGGTTGGGGTTACTAGTGCAATCCAAACACAATTAGACACAAAATCAAGTAAAGCACAATCAATCGCATTTTCACTTGCTCTTGGTTAATATTATAAATATACCAGTAAAGATAAGGGATTATTATGGCAACGCCAGCAAGTAGAGCACAATTAAAAGAATACGCATTAAGAAACTTAGGTAAGCCAGTTATAGAGATAAATGTTGATGACGCACAACTAGAAGATAGATTAGATGAAGCACTTCAATATTTTGCACAATATCACTATGACGGTATAGAAAGAGTTTATCTAAAGTATCTGTTAACTAGCAATGATTTAGCAAGACTTAAATCACCTCAAGGTGACTCAACGGTTACTGCTTCGGTTGGTGGAAGAACAACATCTTACACAGAAGCCAACAACTGGATTGGTGTACCTGACTCTGTACTTGCTGTCAATAGAATATTTCCTTTATCTGATAAACATAGCAACAATATGTTTGATATAAGGTATCAATTAAGATTAAATGATCTTTATGATTTTTCTTCAACATCTATAATACACTACGATATGGTTCTAAGGCATTTAGATTTTTTAGACCACGTGTTAGTAGGTGAAAAACCAATTAGATTTAATCAACACAACAATAAACTTTACATTGATATGGACTGGAAAGTAGATATGAATGAGGGTGAGTATTTAATTATTGAGTGTTATAGAAAATTAGACCCAACAGTAATGACAGATGTATTTAATGATATATTTTTAAAAAGATATGTGACTGCTCTGTTTAAAAAACAATGGGGCGCTAACTTATCTAAATTTAATGGTGTAGCAATGATCGGTGGTGTGACATTAAATGGTCAACAGATATATTCTGAAGCACTACAAGATGTTCAAAAATTAGAAGAAGACATAAGAGGCACTTACGAGACACCTGTATCTTACATGATAGGATAGGTAAATGGCAGTTAATCACTACTTTCAAGGTGGCGATGGGATCGGCAATCAGGCTGAGAAAAATCTACACGAAAACTTAATAATAGAAGGCCTTAAAATTTATGGCCATGATGTCTATTATCTACCTAGAACATTAGTAAACCAAGACTTAATACTTGGTGAAGATGTTGCTTCAAAATTCAATGCTTCTTATCTATTAGAAATGTACTTTGAAACTACGGAAGGTTTTCAAGGTGAAAGAGAATTAATATCTAAATTTGGTTTAGAGATAAGAGATGATACAACATTTACAGTATCAAAAAGAAGATGGGATGACGCAGTAGGCGATCAAGCTACTTTAATCAAATCAGGTAGACCTAACGAAGGTGACCTAATTTATTTCCCAATGATGAAATCTTATTTTGAAATTCAATTTGTAGAAGATCAACAACCATTTTATCAATTAGGAAACTTACCTGTTTACAAATTAAGATGTACTAGATTTGAATACAGTAATGAAAGAATTGATACAAATGTTTCAGACATCAATAAATTAGAAGACGATAAGTCTTTGGACATGTATGCTCATCAAATGAGTTTAGAAAACGAAGATGGTAATATATTGATGGAAGGTGATGAACAAAATTTCTTAATACTTGAAACTTATGATCAACAAACACAACAGCCATATGCAGATAACTCAACATTTGAGTCAGACGCAGGTTTTGGTACGTCTAGTACAACAGATGATATACTAGACTTTACAGAAAGAAACCCATTTGGTGAGGTTGACGAAGGATTCTAATGCTAGGAGATTATTTTTACCACGAAAGTTTAAGAAAGATTATTATTGCCTTTGGTACTATCTTTAATAATATTCATATTCATAGAAAAGATAGCACTGGCAAAGTAGTACAGTCTATAAAAGTTCCTTTAGCGTATTCGCCTAAAGAAAAGTTTATTGCACGATTAGATCAACAACCAGATTTAGTACAAGATAGAAGAGTCGCTGTGACACTACCTAGAATGGGTTTTGAAATTTCTGGTTTAAGTTATGACCCTAGTAGAAAATTAAATAGAATGGGTCAGATTAAAAAAGTTAGAGCAACTTCAACAGATGGTAAGATTATGAATAAACAATTTAATCCTGTGCCTTATAATATTAGTATGAATTTATATTCATTTACTTCAAGTGCTGAGGGTGGACTACAAATAATAGAACAGATTTTACCTTTCTTTCAACCAGATTACACGGTAAGTATTAGAGCAATACCTGGTATGAATATTGTAAGAGATGTACCTATAATATTAAATAATGTTAATTATGAAGATACATATAGTGGAGACTTTACTACAAGAAGAGCGGTCGTTTATACTTTAGCATTTACTGCTAAAACATACTTGTATGGACCAGTAAGTCAACAGAGAGTTATCAAATCTACACAGGCAGATATGTATACCGACACAACAAATAACCCTAAAAGAGAACAAAGAATTGTTGTTGAAACAAATCCTACAGGTGCCGACGCTGATGATGATTTTGGATTTACAACAACTGTGACAAGTTTTACTGATTCAAAAAATTATAACCCAACAAGTGATAGTGATGAATAATTATGAGTATAGACGATAAGATAAATGAAGCACTTGGTATCTCTACGGATAAACCAACAACTAAACAAGTAATCAAAAAAGATTTTACACCACCTGTTCCTAGATTAGAAGATAAGAATAAGGAAGATGTAGATAATGATTACAAATATAGTAGAGAAAATTATTACAATCTTATAGAAAGAGGACAAGACGCTATACAAGGTATACTTGATATTGCTAATGAAAGTCAACACCCGAGAGCATACGAGGTTGCAGGTAATTTAATTAAACAAGTTGCTGACACGGTTGATAAACTACAAGACTTGCAAGGTAAACTAAAAAATTTAAAAGATGTTCCTAATAAGACAACTGCAAATATCAAACAGGCATTGTTTGTAGGTTCATCAGCAGATTTACATAAAATGCTAAAAAATAAAAATAAGGATGTACAAAGTGACGAAGATAAAGATTTTAAAGGCAAAGACATCACACCCAAAGATACAGACGTTTCTGATAAGTGATTTAACATATATACATAAAAATCCATATCCTAATACTTTACCCGAAGATCAAAGAAACACCTGGCTAAGTGATGGTATGAACGATCCAATACACGTTATTAGACACTCTATCAGTCCAACTCCTCGTATGGGTGTAGGAGGACAACTATATATTGAAAAGCAGTATTCTGTCAAAAGAGGCAGTAGTAGAATAAGTTATGCCGTAGAAAATGGTTATAACGCAATAGAAGGTATAATAGTAGATGAGTGAAAATTATTTAGGCAATCCTAATTTATTTAAAGCACACACAAAGCAAGAATATACTGAGCAACAAATAGTAGAGCTTGATAGATGTATGAAAGATCCTGTGTACTTTATCAAAACATATATTAGAATTGTAAACATAGATGAAGGTCTTGTACCTTTTGAGATGTATAAGTTTCAGGAAAAAATGGTAAGGTCATTTGACGCAAACAGATTTTCTATATGTAAACTACCTAGACAATCAGGTAAGTCAACTACTATCATCGCTTACTTATTACATCAAGTTATATTTAATGATAATATTAATGTAGCCATACTTGCTAACAAATCTACAACTGCTAGAGATTTATTAGGTAGATTACAACTTGCATATGAAAATTTACCTACCTTTCTACAACAAGGTGTTCTTAACTGGAACAAAGGTTCTTTAGAATTAGAGAATGGCTCAAAGATACTTGCAGCTGCAACATCATCAAGTGCTATTCGAGGTGGTTCATTCAACATAATATTCCTTGATGAGTTTGCTTTTATACCTGCAAATATATCTGAACAATTTTTTAGTTCAGTTTATCCTACAATATCTTCTGGTAAAAAATCTAAAGTTATGATTGTATCTACGCCACATGGTATGAATATGTATTACAAAATATGGAATGACGCAATACATAAAAGAAATGACTATGTGCCAATTGAAGTACATTGGTCAGAGGTACCAGGTAGAGATGATAAGTGGAAAGAAGAAACTATAAGAAACACTAGTGAGGCACAATTTGCCACAGAGTTTGAGTGTGAGTTTGTAGGTTCGGTAGACACACTTTTAAATCCATCTAAAATTAGAACCATGTCGCATAGTAATCCTATTGTATCTCAAAATGGTTTAGATATGTACGAACAAGCAATTAAAGGTAGAGATTATGTAATGACGGTTGACGTAGCAAGAGGTACAGTAAAAGATTATTCTGCCTTTGTAGTTTTTGACGTATCAAAAATGCCTTATCGCATAGTTGCAAAATATAGAAACAATGAAATTAAACCTTTACTATTTCCTCATACTATTGAAAAGGTTGCAAGAGCATATAACAATGCTCATGTTTGTGTTGAGGTAAATGATGTGGGTCATCAAGTAGCAGACGCATTACAATTTGAATTAGAATACACAAACTTATTAATGTGTATGATGAAAGGTAGAGCAGGTCAAATATTAGGTGGTGGTTTTTCTAAACGAGGGTCTCAACTAGGTGTTCGTATGACAAAACAAGTTAAAAGAATTGGTTGTACAAACTTAAAGACATTGGTTGAAGGTGATAAACTTATAATTAATGACTTTAATATTATAGAAGAATTATCAACCTTTGTAAGAAGAGGTCAATCATGGCAAGCCGAAGAAGGTTCTAATGACGACCTTGCAATGTGTTTAGTGATATTTGCATGGATATCTAATCAAAGATATTTTAAAGAATTAACAGACCTAGATGTACGTGCTAGAATGTATGAAGAGCAACAAAACGCAATAGAACAAGATATGGCACCTTTTGGGTTTGTAGATGACGGCACAGAGGAAGACACAATAATAGACGATAAAGGTGAGGTGTGGTCACCTGTAAGAGTCCGTAAAGGTCTATAAAAACATAAATAGATTTGAGATTAATGATACTATTTAGCTAAATAGGAGAACAACACATATGGCATTTCAAGTTTCACCAGGTGTTCTCGTAAGAGAAAAAGACTTAACAAATGTAATACCAGCAGTTGCAACCTCAATAGGTGCATTTGCAGGTGATTTTACTCAAGGTCCATTAGATGAGATTACAACAGTTTCATCTGAAGGTCAATTAGTAGAAATTTTTGGTAAGCCTAACTCTACAACTTTTGAATCGTTCTTTTCGGCTGCAAGTTTCTTGCAATACGGAAACGCTTTAAGAGTAGTAAGAGCTTCGGGAACTGGGATCTTAAACGCAACTGCTAACGCAAGTGGCGTATTGATCAACAACACACAAGCCTACCAAGATAACTATGCTACAGGTCAAGGTTCAGTAGGACTTTGGGCTGCAAGAACAGCAGGTGCTCATGGTAACAACTTAAAAATATCCATCTGTCCAAGTTCAACTGCATACGAAGAAACATCAAAAACAACTGTAAATAACACTAACTTAGCTGTTGGAGATACATCGGTAACGGTAGCATCCGTATCTGGTATATCAGTCGGAGATATTATAAACTTTGGCGAAACTGGCGGTTATGAATATAGAATTACAGGTATTGCTTCAACTACACTTACAATCGTAAGACATCCATCAGGCGTTGGCGGTTTACATACTGCTGTTGCTAACGGAGCTACTGTAAGAAGAAGATGGCAATACTATGATCTAGTTAGTGCTGCACCAGGAACATCACCTTATGCTTCTGACAGATCAGGTGTTAATGATGAATTACACGTTGTAGTAGTTGACGAAGACGGTGGCATAACAGGAAAAGCAGGAGATATATTAGAAGTATATGATTCATTATCAAAAGCTTCTGACGCAAAAACTCCACAAGGAGATACTAACTATTATCCAGATGTAATATACAATAAATCAGCTTATGTTTATTGGATGGATCATCATACTAGTGGTACTAATTGGGGATCTGCTGTTCAATCAACAACATTTACTGCTGTCACAACAATTAAAAATGACTCATTAAGAGGCGGTGCAGACGGTTCAGCTGCTACAGTTGGCCAAAAGAAAACTGCTTATGAGAAATTTGAAGACGCTGAGACAACAGACATAAATCTAATCATTGCTGGTACATGTGACGCAACACATATTGACAACCTAATTACAATCGCAGAAAACAGAAAAGACGCAGTAGTATTTGTTTCTCCTGAAAGAAGTGATGTAGTTAATGTTGCAAATAGTGTGACGCAAACAACCAACGTGACTGGATTTTTTAATTCAATCAGATCATCTTCATTTGTAGTATTTGATAGTGGTTACAAATATACTTACGACAAATATGCTGACGTATTCAGATTTGTACCATTAAACGGAGATATGGCGGGTTTATGTGCTAGAACGGATCTAGTTGCAGACTCACACTTCTCACCTGCTGGTTTTAACAGAGGTGTAGTAAGAGGTGCAGTTAAACTTGCTTATAATCCTAACAAAACACAAAGAGATGATTTATACAGAGCTAGAATAAACCCAGTGGTTACATTCCCAGGACAAGGTACAATCTTGTTTGGTGATAAAACTGGATTATCTGCTCCTAGTGCGTTTGATAGAATAAATGTAAGAAGACTATTCATTACTTTAGAGAAGGCAATATCAACTGCTTCTAAATTTCAATTGTTCGAGTTTAATGACGAATTTACAAGAGCACAATTTAGAAACATTGTAGAGCCATTTTTAAGAGATGTACAAGGCCGAAGAGGTATTACAGACTTCTTGGTTGTTTGTGACGAAACAAACAATACAGGCGATGTCATTGATAGAAATGAATTTAGAGCTGACATTTTTGTCAAACCTGCTAGATCAATCAACTTTATAACTCTAACATTCGTGGCGACAAGAACAGGCGTCTCGTTTGAAGAAGTGATAGGAGCGTAGAACCATGCCAAATATAAATGACTTTAAAAGTAAGTTAAGAGGCGGTGGAGCTCGAGCCAATCAGTTCAGAGTGACAATGCCTTTCCCTGGATTTGCAAGTGTAGGTGGAGAGACTGAAACAATGTCTTTCTTATGTACATCAACAAGTCTACCAGGAATGACCTTGGGAGAAGTTGCGATACCATTTAGAGGTAGGGAGTTATATGTAGCGGGTGATAGAACATTCGGTACATGGACTACAACTATGCTAAATGATACTGACTTTTTAATTAGAAACGCATACGAGAGATGGTTAAATGGTATTAACAATATGTCTGATAATGAAGGCCTTGTTAATCCTGCTGACTATCAAGTTGACTCTTTCGTTGACCAATTAGACCGAAACGGTAACGTGATTAAATCATACACTTTCAGAGGAATGTTCCCAATAACATTGGACGACATTGGTCTGGATTACGGTACTAACAATGCAGTAGAATCTTTTACTGCAACGCATAGATACCAATACTTTGAAACAAATACTACTACTTAATAGACGACTAAATAATTAAGTAGAATTGAGGATATAATATGGCAGAACTATTTGGGTTTAAGATAGAGCGTTTAGGCACTCAGTCAACCGATCCAAGACAAAACATAGTACCTCCACAAGCAGAGGACGGAACACAAACCGTCCCTGCTGGTGGGTTCTTTGCGTCTTACGGTGGGTTCGATACAAATGCTAGAAACGAACTAGACTTAATAAGAAGATATAGAGAGGTAGCACTACATCCCGAGTGTGACCTTGCAATAGAGGATATTGTTTCAGAAGCAATAGTCTCTAATGAAAATCAACAATCAGTACAACTAGATTTAAGTAGAGTAAATTATAGTGATTCAATCAAAAGAAAAATGAGAGAGTCATTTGGTGAGGTACTTAAACTATTAAGTTTTGATATAAAAGGACATGACATCTTTAGAAGATGGTATGTTGATGGTAGAGTTTATTATCATAAGATTATAGATAAAGATTCACCAAGATTAGGGATAACAGAATTAAGATATATTGATCCTAGAAAGATTAAGAAGATAAGAGAAGTTAGAAAACAAAGAGTAGATGGCGTGCCAGGCTCTTTCTCTTTCTCTGATAAATTTCAGGAATACTTTATGTATAATGAAAAGGGAATACATCCTACAGCAGCTTCAAACGTAGGTGGATTAAAGATTGCTACAGACGCAATTGCATATTGCCCTTCTGGTCTTATAGATCAGACACATAATTTAGTTTTATCTTATTTACATAAAGCAATTAAACCTGTCAATCAATTAAGAATGATTGAAGACGCTGTTGTAATATACAGAATTGCTCGTGCACCTGAAAGAAGAATATTCTATATTGATGTAGGTAATTTACCTAAGATCAAGGCTGAACAATATTTAAGAGATGTTATGGCTAGATATAGAAATAAACTTGTATATGACGCAAGTACAGGTGAAGTAAGAGATGACAGAAACTATATGAGTATGTTAGAAGACTTTTGGTTACCTCGTAGAGAAGGTGGAAGAGGAACTGAAATTACAACTTTACCTGGTGGTCAAAACCTAGGTGAGATACAAGATATAGAATACTTCCAAAGAAAACTATATCGTTCTCTAAACGTACCTATTAGTAGATTAGAAAGTGGATCAGGATTTAACCTTGGTCGTGCAGCTGAAATTAGTAGAGATGAAGTTAAGTTTACTAAATTTGTAGGCAGATTAAGAAAAAAATTCTGTATGTTATTCCATGATCTATTAAAAACACAACTTGTTTTAAAAGGTGTTATTGCTCCTGAAGAATGGGACAATATGCAAAATGATATTACATACACTTACTTACAAGATGGATACTTTGCTGAACTAAAACATAGTGAGATGATGAGGGAACGAGTGGGTCTTGCTAGAGATTTAGAACAATATGTTGGTAAGTATTTTAGTCATCAATATGTAAGAACAAAAATTTTAAAACAAAATGAATTAGAACAAAAAATGATTGATGATGAGATACAGAAAGAACAACCTGTAGAACCTGAACAATCAAGTGAAAAAAAGGAAATAAAAGATGAGTAAAGAAAATTTAAAAAATTTCGTAGATAACTTGGATAAAGGCGACAATACAGAAGCACAGAAAAACTTTAATGACACCATGTCAGATAAGATTGCTGCTTCTTTAGATGACGCTAAAACTGATGTGGCTAAATCTATGTTTACAGGTCAACAAGGTGTTATAGCACCTGAGGCTGATCCTTTTACAGGTGATAACATAGAACAATCAGCAGAGGAAACTCCTGCTGAAGAGGTGCCAAGTAATGACCAAGACGCTCAGTAAATTTAGAGAAGAAATAATTACTGACGGCAACGACTACAAGCGAACTAGGCAATATAATAAGTTATCGCCTAAGATGAAAAAAGCTGTAGATATGGTTTTTAGAGCTGCTGATAAATCAGCAGATGTAATCGCTGACTTTGAGAAGAATGTCAAAGCGGCCTCTAAAATGTATAATGTTAAAGTGAACGATTTAATGAAATACTTTGACAAAGAAACATTAACAATTTTAAGAAGATAAAGGTAAAGGGAATAGCATATGGCAATATCAAGTAGAACTCTATCAGATACTAGAGGGTTTGCAAAAGTATTAGTGGAATTTACAAATGACAGCGCTACCACAACCGTAATTGACGCTTCTGGATTAGACGCACACCAAAATGGTGGGCAGTTAAAAATTAGAGGTCTAAAATTTGCGCTTACAGGTTACGCTACATTATCATTTATAAAAAATGGTGCAACAGCAGAGAAAGCAATATCACTATCAGGTAGTGATGTTTATAACGCAGGTACAATTGTGAACTCAGCAGGTGCTGCTACACATGCAACCGATGGTGATATTTCAATCACAACGGTAAGTGCAAGTGGTTATGTTGTAATTGAAGTAGTAAAAGACAATTTTAATTATAGTTAATAATGGCAATCACTACTGAAACATTAGCTGATGATAATAAAAAAGTTATTGTTAAAGCAAATGGTTTAGGTGGTGAAACAAAACAAACATTATTAGACGCAAGTATTTTATCAGGCGCAACGTCAAGTCCTAACTTGTCAATTGCACACTTGTATTACGAGATACTCGGTTCGGGAAATTTAACTTTTTTCTTTGACGCTGAGACAGATGAACAAGCTGCAACACAATTTAGTGGACGTGGTAATTACGGTTTGAAGAAAAACGAACCACGAATTAAACAAGAAGACACAGGCATAACACTTGTCAATCCGACAGGTGACGTGCTTGTGTCATCTGATAGTACGGTGTCAACATATAATATAGTAGTAGAATTTAGAAAAGAAAAAGGATTTACAAATGGCTGATACAGTTTCAAGCTTAACAATCGCAGATACTTCAGGTGTCAAGTTTACAACTAAACTTACAAACTTCTCTGACGGTACAGGTGAGACCCTAGTCAAAAAAGTTGACGCTTCTGAATTAACTTTTATGACAGAGGATGGAAATAGAAAAATATCAAAGTTATATTATTCTATTAATACGTCTGACAGTAAGTCAGCAGTAGAACTTATATGGGATGGCGAAACTAACGCTACCGCAGTTTTATTGTCTGGTCAAGGTTTTTTCGATTTAAGAGCAGATGGTAATGAGATAACAAATAACTCGACAACACCTACAGGTGATGTTTTACTATCTACAAAAAATTTTGCAAATGGTGATAATTACACGATTATTGCCGAGTTTAGATAATAATTTGTATAAATATTAGTAGAGAAATTAAGAGATAGATACTTATGAAGCTAATTACCGAAGAAATAGAACAAGCGGAATACATTGTAGAAGAAACTAATGGCAAAAAAAATTATGCCATCAAAGGTATCTTTATGCAATCTGACATCAAAAATAAGAATGGCAGAATGTATCCAAAAGAGATTCTTCAAAGAGAAGTTGTTAGATACAACAGAGAATTTATCAATAAAAACAGAGCATTTGGCGAACTAGGTCATCCAGACGGTCCCACCGTCAACCTAGAAAGAGTTAGTCATATGATTAAAGCTCTGTATCCAGAAGGCAATAATTTTATCGGAGAAGCAAGAGTCCTAGACACACCATATGGAAAAATTGTGAAGTCACTTATAGATGAAGGTGCAAGATTAGGCGTTTCTTCCCGAGGTATGGGCACACTATCAAATAGTCAAGGTGCCAATGTAGTTAACAACGATTTTTACCTTGCGACAGCAGCTGATATAGTTGCTGATCCATCTGCTCCAGACGCTTTTGTAGAAGGCATAATGGAAGGCAAAGAATGGATTTGGAATAATGGGATTTTGAAAGAAGCAGAGGTTAAAGAATTAAAAGTACAGGTTGAGAGTAAAGAACGAATCGCAAGAGCAGAGAAAAATGCTATTGTGTTTGAGAACTTTCTTAAAAAGCTGTAATTTTATAAATAATAGTTGACTATTTTATAGTCCAATTATTGCAATTTTAATATAAAAAGAAGAGGAAAACTAAAATGGAAAACGGTAAAACTGACGCTATGGCGCCGAAAAAAAATGCCGCTCCAGCAGAAGCACCTAAAACTTTAGGGGCAACTATTCAGAATGTTATCACAAAGGCTGTCACAAGCCCAACTGATGGCAAAATTGATTTCGCACAAGGGGTAAACCACATTACTGGTGACCCACAACAAAAAAGTGCAAAACCTGCTGAGCCAATGCAATCTCTTAAAGCTAATTACGACATGAAACCTAAGTCTGAAACTTATGAAGACAAGGAAGAAGTTAAAGAAGCTGACGAGAAAGAAAAAGAAAAGATGATGAAAGCACAAGCTGACATTAAAAAAATGAACGCTCAAGTAAATGACAAAGAAAAAGAAATGAAAGAAGCAGAAGACCATAAGAAATCTGACATGATCAAAGCTGAGATTGAAAAGATGAAAGAAACTATGGCTGACAAAGAAAAAGAATTAAAGGCGCAAGCTGATAAGGAAAAAGAAATGTCAGAGGGCGAAATGCCTAAGGCTGCTTTAGACGCTTTGAAAAAGTCGCAAGACAAAAAAGAAACTGCTCACGATGGTGAGAAGAAAGACATCAAATCTCAAAAAGACAAAGAGATGAAAGAAGAGTCTGAAGACGAAAAGAAAAAAGACATCAAAGCAAATAAAGAACACGACAAAGAAGTTAAAGAAGAAGACGAAAAAGAAGATAAAAAAGATATTAAAGCTTCTGCAAAAGATAAAGTAAAAGACATGGATATGAAAGAAGACGTAGCTGCTCTTACAGATGGTGAAGAACTATCGGAAGAGTTTAAAGCAAAAGCTGCTACAATTTTCGAATCTGCTGTTAAAGCAAAACTTGTAGAAGAAATTGAAAAATTAGAAGGTGAATACGAATCAAAAGTTGCTGATAAAGTTGAAGAAACTAAATCAGAAATCGTAGAAAAAGTTGACGCTTATCTAAATTACGTTGTCGAGTCTTGGATGAAAGACAACGAATTGGCTATCGAAAAAGGTCTAAAGGCAGAAATTACTGAAGACTTTATTGGTGGCATGAAGAAACTTTTTGAAACTCATTACATTGATTTACCTGAAAGTAAATTTGATGTTGTTGAGGATCAAGCTGCAACAATCATTAAGTTAAAAGAAGATATGAACAAAACATTAGAATCTAATGTAGAGTTAAATCAGAAAATTGGCGAATTTGCTAAAGACGACATTATAAATGACGTATCTAGTGACCTTGCTGAAACTGAAACTGAAAAACTTAAAGGTTTAGCAGAAAGTATTGAGTATGTGGATGCTGCTGATTATAGAACGAAAGTAGAAACAATTAAAAATTCTTACTTTCCGAAATCAAAAGCAAGTGATACTGAATCTAATGAAGTAGCTGCAACAGATAACATGACTTCGGATGCTTTTGTATCTGAGTCAATGGCTGCATACACAGCTGCAATTAGTAAAAACCAAGCTAAGAAGTTATACTAATAACTTTTTGGTAGTTTAATTAAACTAAAAGAGAAAAAAGGAGAGATAAAAAATGTTTTTATCCGAATCTATACAAAACAAGTGGCAGCCTGTTTTAGACCATCCTGATCTTCCAAAGATCGGTGATAGTTATAAAAGAGCAGTCACTTCTGTTGTACTAGAGAACCAAGAGAAAAGTTTAAAAGAAGACGCTCAGTTTATGTCTGAGTCGGCTCCTTCAAACGCAACTGGTTCATCTATACAAAACTGGAATCCAATTCTTATCAGTTTAGTTAGAAGAGCAATGCCAAATCTTATCGCTTACGATATTTGTGGCGTACAACCTATGTCAGGACCAACTGGTCTTATATTTGCAATGAGAAGTAGATTCTCTAGTCAATCTGGCACAGAAGCTTTATTTAACGAAGCTGATTCAGACTTCAGTGGTAGAAATGCTGCTGGTTCTTCAACGAACACTGGATTCTCACAAACTGCACAGAATGGTGAAAACCCTGCTGTGCTTAATGACGCACCAATCCCAGCTGCAGGTCCAAACTACACAACTGGTACTGGTATGACAACAGCTGCGGCTGAAGCTCTAGGCGATGCTAGCGGAAACGCTTTCGCTGAGATGGCTTTCTCAATTGAGAAATCAACTGTGACTGCTAAATCAAGAGCTCTTAAAGCTGAATACACTATGGAACTTGCTCAAGACTTAAAAGCAATCCATGGTTTAGACGCTGAAACAGAATTATCAAACATCCTATCTGCTGAGATCCTTGCGGAAATCAACAGAGAAGTTGTAAGATCAGTTTACAGAGGCGCTGAAGTAGGTGCTGCTGATAACGATAATTCAGACGCTGCAATTAACACAACAACTGCTGGTATCTTTGATTTAGATACTGACTCAAACGGAAGATGGTCTGTTGAAAGATTCAAAGGATTAATGTTCCAAGTAGAGAGAGACGCAAACACTATCGCTCAAAGAACGAGAAGAGGAAAAGGTAATATAATTATCTGTTCTTCAGATGTTGCCTCTGCATTACAAATGGCTGGTGTTTTAGACTACACTCCTGCGTTAAACAACAATTTAAATGTTGATGACACAGGTAACACTTTTGCTGGTGTATTAAACGGTAAATACAAAGTATATATCGACCCATATGCTGCAAACTTGGCGTCTAACGCTTCACCTGCTAAACAATACTATGTTGTTGGTTATAAAGGTACTTCACCTTATGACGCTGGTATTTTCTATTGCCCATATGTGCCACTACAAATGGTAAGAGCAGTAGGACAAGACTCATTTCAACCAAAAATTGGTTTCAAAACTAGATATGGTCTAGTAGCGAACCCATTTGCTGGTAGCGATGTGACTGGTACTGGTTCAATCACTGCTGATGGCTTAACTGCATTATCTTCTAACAGATATTACAGACGAGTACAAGTAGCGAACATCATGTAATAGTTTGTGCAAACAAATTCTAAAGAGGGGGCTTCGGCCCCCTTTTTTTTAGCATAAATAAAAGTATGAAATATCTACTAATCCTCTTAACAATTTTTATAGTTTCTTGTTCGAAACCATCAGTAAGCGTGTGGGATAAATTATGGGATAGAATAGATAATATGAAAGAAGAAGATAAGGTATCAGAGTCAGATCAAAAACTGATACAAGAAGCGACTGAAAAAGAGTGGCAAGAAGTAGATAAACAAACAGATAAATAGTAGCATGACTACTACAAAAGCATTAGATAGACAACCAACTAAATTTGACTATGCAGAACCTACAAAGTTTAGGTTTGGCGTAACCAAACTTCCTAAAGTAGAGTTTTTCTGTACGGCTGCAAACATACCTGGTATATCACTAGGTCAAGCAAGTATGCCTACACCTCTTAAAGACATACCTATACCAGGCGATAAATTAGATTATGATAATTTAACTATACAATTCTTGGTAGATGAAAGTTTAGAAAATTACAGAGAAATACATGGTTGGTTAACAGGTCTTGGTTTTCCTAAAGACCATGAACAATTTAGAAATCTACAAAACGCAGGAAGTGACAGATTTCCTACAACAAATAGTGTAAGTCTCAACAAAGAACTAGGAAAAGTAAGTACGGCAGTACAAGATGATGGTGGTCTATATTCAGACGCAACTTTATTTGTATTATCAAGTAAAAACAATGCAGCTTTAGAAGTTAGATTTAGAGATATATATCCTATATCATTATCTGGTTTAGACTATAATCAACAAGAAACTGATATACAGTATCTAACTGCTAGTGTGACCTTTGCATATAAGATATACGAATTTGCAGCTGTGTCAGGTGGCAGAACCATAGAAACTACATCATAAAGCTTGATTTTTTGAGTAGTTATGATATAATATCCATAGGATAAAATATCCATAAATATAAAAAGGTGAATACATAATGACGTTAGAAGAAATACAGACAATGGCAGATAAAGACTTGAAGATCAATGATGTTGAACTTGATTTAGAATCTTTAAAGACGCCACAATTACACAACAAATATTCAAAGTACCATTCAAAATATAAAAATCTTTTAAAGGTTGCTGAACAAGATTTAGCAAGAATTGTAAGAGAGAAGTGGGAATACTACACAGGTAAAGCAGACCCTAGTGTATACCAAGAAAAACCTTTTAATCTAAAAGTATTAAGACAAGACGTTGACAAATACGTTAAGTCAGATAGTGATGTTAATAAACTAGAACAAAAGGTAACATATATAGAAACAACGGTAGATTATTTAGAGAAGACTCTAAAAATTATATCAAATAGAACATTTACTATTAAGAATGCTATAGATTGGAAAAAGTTTACTTCAGGAGTTATTTAATGCAATTAAGAAATTCATACATGTTTTA